AACGCATCTGTGTCAGTTAAGAAATTGTTTACCACATAACCTTGTGGAACCATTCCCATACTGTTTACAGCGTTGATATCGTTGTCCGCAGTACCAGTTCTTTGAGCAGATTTCATTAATCTTTCCGCAGTGAATTGTAATTCACTTGGAATGATCATTTTCATCCCTCTAGCTGCAATTTTCAAGCCTCTTTCATCTGTGAATGCAGCAATATCAATTAAAGACTGCTCCAAAGATGTCTCGTTTAAGTCAGCAGAAGTTGCTAACTCATTTGAAAAAGTACCAGCAATTGTTGGGTGGTCAGTAGCACAAAGCTCCTTACCATCACCGCCAGCGAAGGCTGAATCAAACGCATTGTTTAATACGTTTGCTGCTTTTACTTGTTTGGTATTCGCCATAGATCTTGCTAATGCTTTTGTATATCTAGACGCTAATCTGTCATACAAGTTATCTTCAATCGCTTCTTCAGTGATTGAAAATGCAAGAGCAATTGTCTCGTGCGTATATCTAGCTGTGAAAGTTTCTTGAGCATTGTCAAAAGACACACCTGAACCTTCTGGTTTAGTTTGCGCTTGACCAAAACCAGATAACATCACTTCTTCTTCAAAAGCTCTGTCAGATGATTCTGTGTCGAAAATTTCAGCATGCTGATTTTCATACCTTTTATATTCCAAGCCGAATAGAGCATTCAAGCCTGGCTCTAGTTCTTTAACTAGTTGTCCTCTACTTATCGCCATAGTTATCCTCCTCTATTATACGCCTGTAGTTGATTTAAGTTGGTGATTATTGATCATTCCAACAACATTTACGTTTTCAGCATATGTAGTTACATTTGCTAAATTGTTGTTTTCATCATCTTTAGTCACACCAAGCACTCTAATCTGTTGATTAGTAGTTGTCATAGGTCCACCAGTTGCAGTATTAACTTCAACTTTAGATATGTAGTTCGGTGAAGAACCAGCAGCGTATGTCGCTAATCTTGTGTTTAAGTTAATGTTAGCAATAACTAATGTACTACTAGCTTGGATTTCAAACCTTTCATAAGGGTCGTCACTTACAAATCCAACAATGTCTGTTGCAGTGTTAGATCCTTCTAAGTGATTAGCCCATGTAGGTTTTGATGTTGATGCATCAGTATAAAAGACTCCGTTTAAAGAACCTAATATTGCACCTGAAGTTGTGTTTTGAACACCAATGTAACCTGTAGCTAAAAGCTGTACAGGGTCATTTTGGTAGATCGCATCAGAACTTGCAGCAATATTATATTCACTTAAACCTTGGTTGTCTCTATTCTGACCAATCTTGCCTATCGGTTTTAAACCGAAAGCAGCGTCTTTGTTAGCCATAGTTTTACTCCTTAGTTTTAGTTTACTTATATAATATCGCGGTAGTTGGTATTGCTAAAAAATTACTTTTTAGTACCACCAAAAGTTACGCGACTCTGTCGATCACTATCGATCGGCATACTTGGGTGTTGTTCCTTCATAAGATCGTTGTTTACTGCTTCGTCTCTTTCAGCAACTTGTTTTCTAAAGTATGCTTCTCGAGATTTTGCGACCTCTTCCGGTATCCTTGCCAACACAAGGCCACCAACTCCAATCACTCCTGCGTATTTGCCTTCAGCAACTTGCGGATAAGAATGGTCCGGGTATTGATCTGCTCTTACGAGTTCCCATCCCGATCTAAGTTTACCTGACATGTTCTTTGCATCGTCCATGCCTAAAACTTCAGTTCTTATCCATCTGTGTCGAAATCCATCCGGCGCAGGTGGTGCATCTAAAGATGATGGGGGAGTCCAGGTTGTAGGTCTCTTTTCAGAAACTCTAGACTGACTCGCACGAGGGGTCTTCATTTTATTATCTTCGTTCATATGCTTAAACCTCCTTCATGTGTTTTTTTTGTTTTGCATAATCTTCTAATGACACTCCTAATTTTTTGGCGATAGCAACTTCAGAAGGGGTGAGTCTGACAGTTTTGCGACCAGATTTCGTACTTCGCGTCGCCGACGCTACTGTCTGTACAGGCTTAGTCGTTTCTTCAACCTTGTCTGTATTTGTAGCAAATTTATGCGGAAATTCAAGTCTTATTCTTTTATCAATTTCTGCATAATATTCATCAGATTGTGGGTCATACCCTTCAGCTTCCAATTTACTATGAATGTCAAAAGCTGTGTAAGTCATAGCAGTATCCGTACCAAACCACTTATTTTTAGCTCCCCAAGCTTCTGCTTTAGGATCTACTTTTTGTTGTGGTTGTTGCTGTTGATTAAAAGCAGGTATTTCATCTACTTTTTTCTCAGCTTTTGGTGTTTCTTCTGCTGTTTTCTTAGCTTCTACAAGTCTTGCTTCTTCATAACCAAGTCTTGCGATTTCTTTTTGAGCTTCAACTTCTGCTGCAACATCATCATTAGCTCTAGCTTGTGCTAATTTTGTTTGAGCTGCAATTAAACCAGATTTGATTCGCTCTTCTCTGTCTTTTACTCCAGCTTGTTCAATTGAAGAATATTTTTTCATATACTCTTCTCTTTGAGCTTTTTGAGCTCTAGCAAATTCAATGGCTTCGTCTCTTTGTCTTTGAGCCTCTCTCCATTTACCTGTTAGTTTTGCTATTCTTCTTTGAACATCTTTACTGTAGTTTTCTAATTCTAAATCTTTCTTATCTTTCTCTTCATCAGCCTCTTGCTTCTCGCCGCTTGCATCTTCGGTGCTAGCAGCTTGTGACTCGGGGCTAGTGTCTTGCTCCTTGGTTTCTACTTGTTCTTCAGTTTTTGCTTCTTCGTTTAATTCAACTTCTGCACTTGGTCCTGAAGTATCGATATCAACCATTGGAGTATCTTGTTTGTTTTCTTGTTCTTGCATAGTCTCCTCCTATGTTAGATATAATGCAACACAGATTCTGGATTTTTAATTGTACCCAAAACCTCGTCGTCGTTGAGAATACGGACTTCGCCGCCTTCTATTGGTAAACGTGATCCTGCATATCTTGCAAAAATCACCCAATCTTTTTCCTTACACCATGGCCCAGTTGGAAATTTTTCTTCATCCTTGTAAGCCAATGGACCCATTTTAATTACATAACCACAGTTTACTGCGATTCGATACTTATCTAAAGTTTCTTGTGCAATTAAAATACCACCTTTAGTTTTTTCTTTTGGTGTAAAAGGTAAAACTAAAAGTCTCCACCCTGATGGTGTTGGTAATTCATCTTTGATGTCACTTACATTAGTTTCATCAACTCTTTTAGATTCTATTTCTTTTTCTTTTTTAGCTTCTTCTTTGTATTTTTCATCAAGAGCTAGTCTCGTCTTCGGAACTTCTTTGTCCGAATTTGATGATGTTTGTTCCTTCAGTATCATTTTTTTTATCCTCCTTTGGATTTAGCAGGTTTGATATTTCCTGATCTATTATTTGTAAGGCATGTGCCTGTCCCAGCAGATATTTATATTTTTCAATATCTGTTACTCCACCAGCTAACATAGTTTCACCTATGCTGTGATAAGAATTTCGTATTTGTTTTCTTAACTTAGAAATAAAAGTTTCAAAATCCATTTAACATTTCCATCTTCTCCGTGCCTGTCTCAGTCTTGAGTTAGGATCTTTCGCAGCTTTTGGAAATTGTTTCATTTGGCCAGCGCTTCTAGCACAATATGACTTTCTTCTTTTAGCAGCTTTTGATCCCGGTTTAACTTTACCAGTCACGGCTGTTTTTAATTTAGATCCAGGGTTTTCACGTCTGTATCTTGCAACTCCAGCTTTGGTCATACCAGCGCCGGATTTTGTAGGTCTAAAATATTTTTTAGTTTTAGGCGGTTGTTTATCTCTTGTTCTTGCCATTAAATCATACCTTTATAATATTTTTTGTAACTTGGATTACCTACTGTTTTACCATCTACATCTAATTTAATAAAACTTCCGATATATCCACCTTCAGCTTTTTTACTTCTTTTTGTAAATGTTGAAACATTTGTTGGTTTTGGTCCTACATTACTCGCAGCTCTTTTTCGTTTGACAGCACTCGCCTTTTGCGACTTTGTCATTCGTGTGGCTTTTGCAAGTGGTACGCATTTTGGATATTTTCTTTTGCTCCCTTTCGATCTCCCGCAAGGTTGATACTTGCCGTCCTTCTTCGGAGCTCCGATGTCTACCCATTTCTCTTGTACCCACTTTCGTAATCCCATTATGAATTCTTTCCGTAAGCTCTTCCTTTTCCTTTTTTACACATACCACCACCTTTGAAAGATGCTCTTCCACCATCAGCTTTTTTAGTTCTAGACTTTTTCTTTCCACCGGGTGTTATTTTACCAGAGCAAACTCCTGATGCATACATGTTAGCGTATGCTGAAGGATAAACTTTAAATTTTCTTTTTGCAGCAGCTTTACCTTTTGCACAAAGTTTTGCCATAATTACTTACCAAATTTTTTAACTTCAGGTCTTACTGCACCAAATCCAGTTAGTTGAGCGTGATTAACAACTCCACCTTCCATCATTTTAGCTCTACCACCTTTTTTGTAGTAACCCATTTTAGCAACTACTTCTGGTGCTTTCTTTTTTAATTTAGCTAAACCTTTTTGTTTTTTAGGATCTATTTTTTTCATTTTTTTCCTCCATTACGAAATATTTGTGTACCCTTTATACCATAAATTGAAGCAACCACAAGTATCCATAAATTTGTAAACCAACTTGGTAGCTGTTGGAAGTATTCAAAGAATAATTTTACTTTATCCATCGCAGTTGGGTCATCTGATACCACTGCCCACGCTAAAATTGCTATGGGAGCCGATAGAATTAATAAAACAAATTCATCTTTCCAGTCCGATTGCCTTGCTTCTAGTAATTTACCTGCATATTCAGCTTCACCGTTAGCCATTTTACGTGCATGTTCCATTTGAGCGTCTGCCATAAGCATTTTTGTCTCTTGACGCTTCTTAAAAATGTGTGTTCCAGCTTTTACTGCTAAATTTAATGCACTAAACCACATAATTTACTTCTTTTTAGATTTTCCAGCTTCAGAAAGTGCTATTGCAATCGCTTGTTTACGACTTTTTACCTTCTTTTTGCTTTTTCCAATTGGTAATTTACCTTTTTTGTACTCTCGCATTACTTTTGCAATCTTTTTTTCTGCTTTTTTCATTACATACCATCCTTATTTTTTAATTCATGTTGTAAAATTGTTTTTGTTAATGAAGTATCTGCTCTTAAATGTGCTAATTCTTCATTTTGTTCTAATTTTTCATCTTGATTCATTTGATTCATCATAGATTTCATCTTATCTAAGTTTAATCTCTCTTTTGATTCTTGTTCTTTTCTATAATTTTCTTGTGCTCTTAAATCAAGTTCTCTTGCTCTTAGTTTTGCAATAGGATCATTATCAAATTGTGAAGTAATTTCTTTTTCTTCCTTCATAAATTCTTCCATCATCTCTGCAATTAACACTGCTTTTCTAGATTCTATTTTTTCAGTTAACATTCTAAGTTGCATTTGCATTTGTGGAGCTAGTTGTGGATTCTGTTGCATTTGCATTTGCATCTGTTGTAGTTGTTGTAATTCATTTCTAAATTCTACTTCAACTTGTTCTTGTGCCATTAAAGAAATATGTTCAAAAATATTTTTTTCTAAACTTGCCATAACTGCAGGATTATTTCTTGCCATGTTTGTTGCCATAAAATTTAAATGCGCAGTCATGTGTGCTCTGTGATCTTGGCCCGGAAACGCTTGGAATGGTCTCCCTGCTAAAGCATCAATGTGTTCTAAAGCAGGGTCCTTTGGTTGTGGGG